GCGGGAAGTAAGAATCATCGGTAATGCGCAGATTCGGGCGCGCGCGGACGGCAAGGGAATAACCGGACACGCGGCGGTCTTTAATGACCTTTCCTCCGATTTGGGCGGGTTTTTCGAGGAATTAGACCCGGCTTGTTTTAACGATTGCCTGGCCGCGGGGCCGGATGTGCGATGCCTTTTCAATCATAACCCGGATGTGGTTTTTGGCCGCACGAAGTCTAAGACCTTATCGCTGGGCACGGATGCCTTGGGCCTGACATTTGACTGCGATATGCCAGAAACCCAGGCGGCCCGCGATTTCATGGTGTCCGCGGTGCGTGGCGACATAGATCAATGTTCCTTCGCTTTTTCGGTGCCGGATGGCGGAGAGGTATGGCGCGATGAAAAGCGCGAGGATGGCAGTTACCGCCTGGTGCGCCGGGTGGTGCGGGCCGATCTTTACGATGTTTCTCCGGTGACTTATGCGGCGTATCCGCAAACCTCTTTCGGGGTGCGTACGCGCTTGATGCCGGGCGATTCCGACACCTTGATTGCTTATCGGAAAACGCTAGATGAATTTTTGGCGCGCCGGAAGGAATTGGAAGTGCGCGCGGCGGTACGGGGCGAAGCGAATCGCCTGGCCGCGGAAATTTTTGGCAAGCTTAAGCAGTAAGCGCCTGGGCGCGTGCCGTATCGGCTGCCTTGAATGGCGCGCGCGCGCGGGTGTACGGAGCGGCCTTACCCTGGGGTAAGGTTGGCCCGAATTCAAACTTTAACGAGTGAGGGAAATACTTATGGAGTTGAACGAACTGCGCAACAAGCGCAATAAGCTGCTACACGATGCTCAGGCGCTCATGCTTAAGGCGGAAGTGTCGGCGGAAGAATTGGCAAGCGCCAAGCGTATGGCCGCGGAAGCGGACGTACTCGAGGAGCGCATTGGCGCCGCGGAAGCCCTGGGCGCTAAGATTTTGGCTGACAATCGCGGTATCAATATGCCTCCGCGCGGTGAGCCCGGAGCCGGTCAAGACGGCGCCGCGGTGGCATCGGAAGAACGTAAGGCTTTTGAGAATTACATTCGCTACGGCGTTCGCAGCAAGTCCTTGAAATTGGAACAGCGCGACGGCCTGGTGAGCACTTCTACGGTTGATGGCAGCGGCGGCGCGGCTTTCATTCCGCAAGAGTTTTACCCTGCCCTGACTTCGGCAGAAAAAGCCTGGGGTCCGATTTTGGGCGAACTGAACCGCAAACAGACCGATAGCGGCGCTCCGATGAAACTGGCGTTTGAGAATGACACCGACAATCAGTTGATGCTTGATACGGAGCCTTCCAGTCAGAGTGAAGTTGACCCGTCTTTGTCGAGCCTGTTGCTTTCCTGCGATAACCTTAAGACCGGCATTGTCAAAGTGACAGTGGCGGAATTGCAGGATACGGCCTTCGATATCGACGCTTTCATTCGCGTGAAATTCGGTAAGCGCTATTTCCGCGGCCTCACTGACCTGGTAACGAACGGCACCTGGGCAGGTTCTCCTCTGGTGGCCCAGAATATCGGCTCGCTGTTGACGGCAGCCTATGCGGGCGCTACTTCGGCGGCTTCTTCTTCGTTTGCCTATGGTGATATTGCGGCGCTCTATGGCGCTCTTGACCCTGCCTATGAGGCGGAGGCCATTTTTAGCTTTAACTCGAAAACGCGGGCTGCGCTTTTGGGCGTGACCGATAGCCTGGGACGGCCCTTGTACATTCCGGCTCCTACGGCAGCGGCCTTCGATATGCTACTCGGCAAGCTCGTGGTGCTGAATCAGTCCATGCCTAACGCTACCACGGGTAACATTTCCGTTCTCTATGGCGATTTCAAGCAGGGATATCTCCTGCGCGAAGTCAAGCCCGGCCTGGCCATTATCCGCCTTAACGAGCGGTTCATGGACACGCTGCAAGTCGGATTCCTGGGTTACTGCCGCGCGGGTGGCGTGAGCACTGATGCCGGGACGCATCCAATTGTCAAGCTGACTCAGGAATAACTAGTTTGACGCTGGCCTGTAACGGGCCTCTTCATTATTGCCTATAGGGTTGGATGGGGAGGGCAGGGGGTAACCCTTGACCCTTCCTCCGGCCCGTTCAATTTCCTACTAGGTGGAATCATATGGCCATACTAAATCTAAAGCTGATAACTCCGCCTAGCGTGGAGCCCGTAACCCTGGACAGGGTCAAAAAGCATATGCGGGTGACAATTTCCGATGATGACGATTTGATCGGAGTCTATATTTCCGCGGCGCGCGAACTGTGCGAGCGTGAAACTCATCGGAGCTTTTTTAATCAGACCTGGCAGTTAAGCCTTGACCATTTCCCATTATTTCCCTTTTGGAATGGCACGGCCCGGTCTACGTCTTTGCATGACAGTTGGTACTATTCCACGCTTTGGAAGGCTTTCCAAATCAAGTTACCCAGGCCCGGCCTGGTGTCCGTGTCATCGGTGACCTATTTGGACACGGCGGGAAATTTGCAGACCATTGACCCGTCTACCTATAAGGTTGACGCGGCGGGGGAGCCGGGTAGCGTGGTTCCGGCCTATGGTAATTGCTGGCCCTATACGGATATGTACTTACCCAATTCCGTACAGGTTACCTATGTGGCGGGAACATACGGGGATGGCACGACGGTTAACAATTGCCCGGCAAAGGTGCAGGTTGCCACAATGCTGGTGGCCGCGGACCTATACGAGAATCGCACGGACACTGGCGACCTGAAAAGCTACAGCCTGGGTTATGTGGCGCGCTTGCTCGAGTCCGAATGCTTAACGGTGTTCGGCTATGAAAATAATTGACCCTTGGATGCCGGTTGACCATCGGATAGCGTGTCCGTGCTGCATTATTTGCGGCCACGGGGCGCCGCGGCGGC